CCTGCTAAAAAAACAGTTAAAAAAGGTAAAAAATAATGAAAAATACAAAATACAGCAGTATTATGAAGAAGTCTAAAGGCGGCAGCATGATGAAAAAGTCTAAAGGTGGAAGTATGATGAAGAAGTCCAAGGGTGGCAGCATTATGTCTAAATCTAAAGGTGGATCTGTAATAGCAGGAAATGCAAACAGAAGAAGAGCTGATCAAAGCTAATTAGTGCCACATCTAATAAGTAACATCCCGCATTTTAAATGCTGGGTTAGGAGAGAGTTTACTCATAATCACGAAAAGTACCAAGATGAGTACATACATGCGCTTGCAATAGCCGTAAACACGATTCCAGATAGATCTCTAAGCTTCCAGGTTGTATTTACTGGAGAAGAGGCTAATTGTGATGACTGGGACGAAGGAAACATTCATGGGGGTGCTATGTGGGCCAGAATGCCTATACAAGGGCTAGTTGCAGATATTCCTATGGAAGAATTTCCAAAACCTATGGAAAACCATTTAGTTCAGCCCTGGGACTGCGAATCAAGGGATCATTCTCTTTTGATAATGGATAGAGTTAGCTCCTCTCCTTGGATTGCAAAGATAGGATCTGAATTTTATAAAGCAAAATATTTGTTTACGGTTGATTACACTAATAATGAAATTGCAGATGACCCTGCACAACACAAACAATCTCATGTATTATATATAACTGAGGATTGTGAATGGAAAGGTAACTTGGTTGCTTTGCCAAATAACAGAGTAAGGGCAACAAGTCCTGCGTTGTGGGTTACGGGTGAAGGACCTCCAGATTTTAAGCCGTCACAATGGGCGCATTCTGCTGAAGGTCATGAAAGTTATTTAGATCCATCAATTACATTTAACAATTTATATGAGAAATAGATGACTACTTCAAATAGTACAGATTTTGAGCCAAACGTAACAGAGTTTATTGAAGAAGCTTACGAACGTTGTGGTCTTGAACTAAGAACAGGATATGATCTAAAAACTGCAATAAGAAGCGTTAATTTAATGCTTGCAGAATGGGCCAACAGAGGCCTAAACCAATGGACAATTCAACAAGATACTCAGACGGTTACTCAAGGAACAGCTAACTACACTTTAAATTCAAATGTAATAGACATTTTAGATGTGGTGGTCAGGAGAACGGTTAATAATGTTCAAACAGACATTTCTATTAGTAGGGTTGGTAGATCTGCATATTTGAATATACCAAACAAAGAAACTCAAGCTAGACCGTCTCAATACTTTTTAGATAAGACAATTGATCCTGTTTTAAAAGTATGGCCAACCCCAGAAAACTCTACCGATATTTTGGTATTTAACAAAATTATTAGAATGGATGATGCTGATGCTGCAACAAATACTATGGACATGCCTTTTAGGTTTTATCCTTGTTTTGTAGCAGGATTATCTTATTATTTGTCTTTAAAAAAAGCACCACAATTAACGCCTCAGTTAAAAGCTTTATATGAAGAAGAATTTAGAAGAGCTGCCGATCAAGATGAAGATAGGGCCTCTTTTAGAATACGACCAAGTATTAGGATGAATTAAAATGGCTTACGCACTTGGTAAATTTGCGATAGCACTATGCGACAGATGTTCTTTTGAATTTAAGCTTAGTGAATTAAAAGAAGAGTGGACAGGTTTTAAGGTTTGCTCTGAATGTTATGAGCCAAAACATCCTCAATTAGAGCCAGAGCCACATGTTTCAGATCCTGAAGCTTTATATAAACCAAGACCAAATAATGATCAAGAAGCTGGAGAAGGCTTTGTGGTAGTTACAAGTTCTAATATTTATCAAGATGATTTTATGAATCCTTCAACGCTACCAACAAACTTTGTAATTTCTAAAATGACATCATCATTAGGAAGCGTTACAATTATTACATCATGACATTAGCTGAATTAAAAACTCTAATACAAAACTATGTACAAAATAGTGAGACTACGTTTGTTGCAACTTTAGATGATTTTATAGTAAATACTGAAGAAAGAATTTTTGAATTAATACAATTAGACTTTTTTAGAAAAAATGTAACTGGGCATTTAACTACTGGCAATACATATCTTACAGCTCCTTCAGATTTTCAATTAAGTTTTTCTTTAGCTGTAATTGACGGTAATGGAGACTATCATTATTTAGATAAAAAACATACAAGTTTTATGCGGGAATATACTCCAGATCCAACGGCTACTTCAGAAAGAGGAAGGCCTTTGTACTATGCAGACTTTGATAAAGAACTTTCTACAGGTTCGGATAATGGATCTACTCTTATTGTGGCTCCCGTTCCAGACCAAGATTACAATGTTGAGCTTCATTATTTGTATGATCCTAGCAGCTTAACAAGTCAAACATCTGGTACGTGGATTTCTCAAAATGCAAGAAACGCTTTGTTATATGGATGTTTAGTTGAGGCTTATACCTTTATGAAAGGTGATGCTGATATGATGAATCTTTATGAAAAAAGATTTAATTTAGAAATTTTAAGATTAAAAAACCAAGCAGAGGCTAGAGGAAGAAGAGACGAATATCGTTACGATTCTTTACGAACTTCTGTTTCGTAAAAAAAGGAGAGAAAATGAAAAAAATTAAAAGCCTTAAAGGTAAAACTGTAGCTATTGTGGGTATGGGAAAAAGTTGGTTTGATTACAACCTAGCAAAATCTCATGGGACTCACTTTGATGAGGTGTGGGCTATCAACGCAGTCGCATCTGTTATTTATCACGATAGAGTTTTTATGATGGATCCAGCGTCTAGGTTTTTAGATACTGATGATGCTGGCGGTCAAACCAACAGCATGACTAAGCTTTTAACCGAACATGAAGGGCCTATTTACACATGTGAATTAGATGATCGTTGTCCTGGTCTTGTTGACTACCCCATAAAAGAAATAGTAGAACAAACAAGCTGTTATTATTTAAATAATACGGTTGCTTATGCAATAGCTTTTGCTTATTGGAATGAAGTGGCAAATTTAAAATTATTTGGTGTAGATTTTTCTTACAAAGGTAATTTGCATTTTGCAGAAGCAGGCAGAGCTTGTTGCGAATTTTGGTTATCAAAGTGTATTTCTGACGGAATTCAAATAGAAGTTGCTCATAGCAGCGGTCTTCTTGATACAGATGTTCCAGCAGAACAAAAACTATACGGCTACCATAGGCTTGCAGATCCTTTAATTGTTTTACAAGATGAAAATTCTGTTCAGGTAAAAAATTTAAGTGATTTAGAGATAAAAAAAGTACATCAAGAGCCTATATTAATTGACAAGCATGACAGTCACCTTAAAAAAAATAAAGTAGGAGAACCTAACAAATGGTAATGAGCTACAAGGCTGGACCCGAGCTAGGAATTATAGAAGTACATACAACAAACGAAGGTGGGCATCCAGTTGAGTTTTGGTCAAATCTTTGTATAGAAAAAATCATTCAAGTAAGTGATAAGGCTCCTCAAGATATTCAAGACCAAGTAAAATCTTACAAAAACAATATTGAAAAAGTTATTGAACAATATATGCAAAATGCTATAAAATCTGATAGGATTACAATTAATAATCAATTAGATAAAGCAGGTTTGACAGAAGCCTCTGATTTAATTAGGAAACTATAATATTATGGCAATTGCATCAACACTTACAACAAGCTTTAAAAAAGAGCTGCTAACAGGAACGCATAATTTTGCGACCAACGGCAACGCTTTTAAACTAGCTTTGTACACTTCTTCAGCTACTCTAGGAGCTACCACAACTTCGTTTACTACTACAGGTCAGGCATCTGGTACTAACTACACTACAGGTGGAGCAGCATTAACAAAAGTAGCGCCAACAAGTTCTGGTACTACAGCGTTTACAGATTTTGCTGATTTAACCTTTGGTACAGCTACTATTACTGCTAGAGGTTGTATGATCTACAACGATACCAATAGCGACAAATCAGTTGCTACGATTGATTTTGGTGGTGACAAAACTTCATCTGCTGGAGACTTTACTATTGTATTCCCAGCTGCTGCCGCTAGTACTGCTATTATCAGAATAGCTTAAAGGCAGCCGATTATGGCTGGCTGGGGTCGTTCTACTTGGGGAGATGGTCCTTGGGGTCAGCCTGCAATTGTATCTGTCAATGTTAATGTAACTGGCGTTGCATCAACTTCCGCTTTAGGAACTATTAGTGTAGTCGCTAAAGCAAAAGTTATTCCTACAGGCCAAGCAGCAACATCAGCTCTAGGAACACTTACTTCAATTACAGGCAAAGCTAATGTTGCAGTTAGTGGATTTGCTGGAACTTCTGCTTTAGGAACTATTAGTGTAGATGCTGAAGCAAAAATAAATTTAACAGGATTTTCGCTAACATCAGTTAACGGTGGTGTTGCAGTTGAAGCTGGCGGTAAGATTGGAGTTAATGGGTTTTCTATTACATCAACTCTTGGAACCCTAACAATTGTTTCTAACAATAATATTAGTGTAAGCGGACTAGCGGCCACATCTGCTTTAGGAGCGCTTGGAGTAAACGGTCAAGCTGTAGCTTCAGTACCAGGAATTACCGCTAATGTAGGCTCAGTATCTGTAGATGTAGATGGAGAGGCTAATGTAGCTGTTACAGGTATTGCCGCTACTTCAGCTGTTGGATCAGTTACTGTAACAGGAAAAGTAAATATTATCCCAACTGGTCAAGTAGCTACAGGACAAGTTGGATCTATTATTCCAAACGCTCAAGCCAATATTTACTTGGTTGGTTTGTCAGCAACAGGAGAAGTAGGACAATTTTTAATCTGGTCGCGTATTGATGAAAGTCAAACTCCAAACTATACTACTATAACTGATACGCAATCATCTTC